TGCGCGTGAAGCTTTGACTGACGAGGAATATGCCCGAACCAGTCGCAATAAGCGGAAAGGTATGCGGAAAGGCAAGCAGCACGTCAAGCAGCCTAAGAAGATCGCGGAGAAGACCGCGAGATACAGGAGCAAAAAAAGTCTTCTAAAGAAAGCGCGTAAGCGCAAATCATGAGTCGATTCATACTATACAAACCTACGCCTGAAGATGTCGCGGAAGCGTGCCGGAGATCCGACGCTTTAGGAGAGTTAAGGACATCGTTCACGAACGGTAAAGGAAACATGACGGGCTTCTTAGGTGAGGTCGCTTTCGAGAATACCTTCAAGCAGTTCGACTACGTCGGCGACAAGTCCTACACCCACGACTACGAATACAAAGGTCTCAAGGTTGACGTTAAGGCTAAGAGCTGCAACACCCCACCTAAGCTGGAATACAACGCCTCAGTAGTCAGCACCAAGTTCAGCAAGTTTGAGGCCGACGTATACTTCTTCATGCGGGTCCACAAAGGTCTACGGAAGGTGTGGCTCTGTGGGTGGACGCCCAAGAAGACGATCATTCACAAAAAACGATTCAACAAGAGAGGGACTCACGATAAAGACGGGTTCCGCTTCAAGGCCGACGGATACAATATCGAGATTAAGAAGACCCGTCGGCCCGACGCTTTCGAGTCACTCTCCCTCCGGCGGTAGTTTTTTGTGGTGGAGGTGGCCCGTATTTTTAAAGATGGGCCTTATTCCGTTTGGCGCGACGAGTTCGATAAACTCACTAAGTGGTGCGTCTGCGTAGAGGTCTATGGTTGATGGATCTCCCCCCACAGCCTCTATCGCTTCACGCAGGTCTAACCAGAACTCACCGCAAAGCTCCTGCCTCTTTATCTGAATGTCCTCGTTTGTCATCCGCTGCATAACCTATATCGTAATTCTCGCTGAGATCAATACTCCATAATTTACCGCCGCCCTGACCGTAGGACATGACGGGCCGGATCTTGTTATTGACCCGACTAGCTTCTTCCAGAGTGATCATGCCTCGTCGGCAGAACTCCAGATTACGAGAAGAACCAACGTCACGACCGTTGTTTAGTTCATGCACCATCACCTGAAACTCAGTCAGAGTCCCGCTCCATTTACCCATGTCAGGGTGGATCTCACGGCAACGCTTGGCGAAGAACTCGACCAACTCCGCGATTGAGCTACGGCTACTGTTATCATAAGCGGCGTCCGCGATGGTGGGGTCGATGTATGACTGCACACCGAACCGACCAACGTCCTCGACCTCTTTTGGAACCTTCCAGTCGAGCAGGAACTTACCGAAGTGCGGTAGCTCTTCTTCGATGGTAGCCTCTAGCTGGGAGTTAGCCGGAAAACTATTAGTGGACTTATTGCTAATCAACAAAGCCATGAGCTTATCGCGGTTACTGGTATCAAGAGACGGGATCACTGACAGCGAGTTGGCGTCCATGTTCAGCGACAAGATAACTCGACCTGTCCAAGGAATAGACATGGCGTCCGCATACTTGGCCATATACTCGACTCTTGGATTGGCTACCGCACGCTTGAGCAGTTCGGTTGCACGTCTCTGGTCTTGAAAGCTAGCTGCTGAGGTCGTATCGTCAATAACCCATGAGGCGACACGACCTAAGTCTTTGTTGAATTTCGTCTGACCTGACAGGTAGTCAGACGCATCAGAGAAACCACCTACAAGGCCGCTGATAATTTTGTTCGACAATAGAGACTTGCCGCGACCTGTCGGCCCGACCAGCAGCAGAGCTTGTCCCTGTAAGGGAACCCTATCCAAAACCGCAGTGTAGAAACGCTGCAACCATGAGTAAAAATAATCTAAAGCGGAGTTCTTTGAGCTATTCACGAATAGCTGGTTTAGCCATTGGTGCAGGAACGGCCACTTCGATGGATCTCCGTCTGAGTCCGGCTCTACTGGAACTAGGTTAGAGCAGTTGAGAATACGGGTAGCATTGTAGGACACAATACGTTCGCTTGAGAACACAACAGGTGCGATCTCGTCGATCCGGTTGTTGTTACTCACCGTGAGGAGAGCTTCCTCCACCTCACTGATCGCCCTACCCCTCCTGACCCTGATAGAGAACCCCGCTTGCCGAAGCTCTAGTAGGAGTTGCTCCTTCGGTATCGACACGGCGTTTCCGTATAGGAGCTTGAAGAAGGTCTTACCATTGAACCAGTATTCGTCGAGTAGGGTAGACAGCTTCTTGGTCTCGTAGTCTTTGACGAACGAACCGCCGAAGATATCTCCCCAACTCATGAACCCTTTACCAGCACGGTCGCTGTAACACACAACGCCGTCCTCCACGACCTGACAACCGTCTCGGTCGATTCCATCATCGATCCAGAACAACGGGCCTCTGGCTCCTACTTCAAACTCACCGAACCAGCGGTTCGGGAATCGGGATTCGACTTCGGGTGCTACTACGTCTAGGGGAACTGAGGTATCGGAAGATTCCGGTGGCTTCGATGATACAGCCTTCGACAGGCAAGCATGGACCACGTCTGTTGGGATCACGTCCCCTGTTTTAATCCAGTCTTCGCCTAACTCAAAATATTGATTAGGTTTTAATGAAGTCTTATCGAAACCAGCAAAGAGCTTATCCATCTTCAGAGACTTGTTGATGTAGCCTATGAATGAGTCATACATAGAGGGATCAATCGGTATGGGCGAATCGAATTCCCAAACTAGTCGTAGGTAACCGCTTTGAGTTCGGCTAGCCCACGTAGGGAGTGGTATGCCTGCACAGGCGTTAGCCAAATTATTCCGAAAAGATTTCCAATCGATGGGTGAATCGTAGTCGGCTACTACGCCGTGAATCTTGTGGGCGGGATTGTCGTTGCTGACTCGTTTGGAAGGAGCGCGTCCCTCGACACAAGAATAGAATACGTGATCAGTATTATTATTACTGCACCATTCTCGGTAGTCTGCTTTATTCTTAAATGCAGGTTTCTTTAATTTAAGGTTGTCAAGTTTACTGGTTTTCTGGGCTTTACTGTCGCGTAGGTTACGCAGATATCTGTAGGTCATTATTTTTGGTATTGGGTTAGAATTTCTCCCTCCGCATCCAGAGGGATATCGCTAATCCACTCAGGAGGAGTGGACATAATTTGAGTAATTTTTTGTAGGACTTCTTCGGCTTCGTCTTCATCACACTCGCAGATCACTTCATCGTGAACATGGAAGATAATGTCTATGCCAGCCTTGTCGATCTCTAACATCATGAAACTGAAAATATCTCTGGCTAGAGCTTGTGAGAGATTCTCCGCGAGGACTCCACCCCATAGTTTCATGATTCGTTTCTGACCGTTCCGGTTGATACTGGAGACAAACTGGATTCTTCCTTGGGCCAAAGTCTTGCGGAGATTCCCGTAGTTAAGAGACCTACCAGACGGCATCGGTAGAGACAGGTGACCAACATCGTATGCTTTATCGACTTGTTTGCCGAGTTTCTTCCAGTATTGGGGAACCTTAGCGAGCTTGGTTCGGTAAAGATCCACAGCGTCTTGGGCTTCTCGCTGGGGCATATCATACATCTCAGCAAACCGTTTAGCTCCTGCACCGTAGCCGCAGCCCAATACGAGTGCCTTGACTTTGTGTCTAAGCTTGGCGTCTTCCTTCTTCAGGACTCCCTTGTCTTCAGACCACAGCCCGAACTGGATCGCGAACGCTTCGTAGATATCATCCGACTCTTCGATTGCGTCCATCGTCTCTCGGTCGCCAGATAGCCAGCAAAGAGTGCGGACTTCGATCTGTGAAAGGTCAACGACGACCAGCTTCTTACCTTTAGGAGCAGTGATGAGGTTACGCATATTAACCCCGAACATCCCCTCTCTCGGCAAGTTCTGGAGATTAAGATTACCACCACTGCCGCTGAAGCGTCCGGTGTGTCCGCCGAAATACATGATGCCGCCATAGTATCGGTTGTCCGGCATTGTCGCGCAGTCGAAGCTATCGAGCTTCTTCTTGATCGTGTTGATACGCCGCCAGTTCGTCACGGCCTCGATCCATTTGTATTTGTGACCGTGAGCGAGAATCCACCGCTGGGCATCAACATCGGTTTTAGCGAGGGAGGCAGGTGGCTCGATGCCGAGTTGAATGCAATGTTCATCGAACGCTTTACGGCTAAGTAAAGGTTTCTCGTCCGCCCAAGGAATCGCCTTCTCCGTTTCAAAGATAAGTTCGTTGATGGTCTCCTTAGCTTTGCGTAGATCGTCCACGTCAATCGGGATTCCCCTCTGGACGATGCGTCGGTTCGTGACGCTGATGTCCCGCTCAAACTGCGACCATTTAGACTCATAAGCCTTCCATAGACGGAGGCAGAGGACGGAGTCCTTGATGGCGTATTCCTCTACCTCCTTCTGGAACTCTTTAGTCATACCCGCCCATGTCTTGCCGGACATATTATCACGGGTGGATTTGGAGATCTCCAGATCGAAAGCTTCGGCGGTTGAGTTCTTCAGCGATCTCGGCAAGCCGACCGCAGCGGCCATGTCAGCGGTGCAGTGCCACTCGGCTGGTTTTACCTCCGGCCACCAACCGCAGTTGATTCCATATAGGTAAAGTGTTTCATCGAATGATGCGTTATGGGACAGAACGATATTGCCGTTAAGCAGGTTCCAGTCAAAATCTTCGGGGTGGCCAACCCATTCGTAGCCGTCATCTCCTACGACGCTCACCATATAGGCGTCGAAGTCGTAGTGGGAGAAGTAACCTAACGGGCCAAGCTTACGTATCGAGCAGTGCTTGTCGTAGTAGGTTTCAAAGTCTAATGCGTATGTAATCATATAAGTTTATTTGTGAGCAGAAAAAACCCACCGCAAAGGAAAAAATTAAAAACTCTGCGGTGGGCTTATGTCTCGCTATTACTATTCCTAGCCCAATTCCAATTCAGTCTGCTCGCCAGTAACGTGCTGGAGTGCCTCCCGAACTACCCGCAACTTTCTCAAGTTGCTCCCGACTTGCGAGAGTTGATCCTCGACTTCAGCGATCATGCCGTCGAGCATCGCGATCTCTTCAAGCAGGAGATCACGGGTTTTTTGTTCTTTCTCTTGGTCAGTCATAACTACGCTCCGAGAAAGTTTTTAACAAAGGCGATGACATCCTCATCGGTTTCTTCCTTAGTCACGCTGAGTGACGGATTAAACCAAGTATACTTGCCCTTGCTTAGTTCTTCAGAAACGAAGTTCCAAACTTTGCTATGAATAGGAACTCCAGACTGGAGAGCCGCGAATGTCGCAAGACGCTTGTAGGTTGAACGGTATGCGTTCTTCCCTACGTTGATCTTGCCCAATGCGTAGTTGTGGTCGCCGATTGGCAACTGGAACGCATCGCCTTCTTCACTACCTTCAGGCTGTCGCATGAGGAGAGTGATCTCGGCGAACTCAGTCATGTCCCAATCCGACTCCGCTTCAATGGCGTCGGCTTGTTCTTTAGACCAAGCGATGCGGGGGATATCCTCTTCCTCGAAAGGGATGTTCTCCCGCCAGCCCTTCTGGGCAGCTACGGTGATCGTCTTAACCGGAGTGTCCGGTGGGGCGATCTCGTATGTCTTATCGAAGAGAATCGATCCGACTGGAGCGTCAGACTGAGACATCTTTTGACAGACGTTAATACGTGGAATCTCGATGTCCTCTACGTCGATTTCGATTCCGCTTACGTTGGTGGAGAGACCAGTGTTGGTCTCGGCAGCAACGACTTCTTGCTTTTGGGTTTTAGCCATAATATCAATTATTGGTTTGGTTTATTGAGTCGCGACACAGTGCCGCTCGTCTGATGTTTCTACGATTCCTGCATCTGTGCATTCGTCGAGGAAAGGTTGTTTGCCGTCGGCTCCTGCTTTCTTAGCAACCTTGGCGAGGGGGAAGTTAACTTGATCTAGGAGAGTGTCCAGATCTATTCCATGTTTTTTTGCGATTTTTACAAAAGTCGCATTATCGGAGATCTTTCTGGTCCTGCCCATCGAACGGAGTTTAAGACCGTCAAGCTGCTCGCCGTCTTTAAGGGCGTCGAGTGTTTTGCGTTTAATCGACATCGACCAGTTCTCCACGATCTTCGCGATGTTGAATAGCTCAGAGAGTCTGGCCGGATTATCAACGTCAGTCGGATCGATGTCCGGTAGAGTGGTATCGAGTTTCTTAGCCACACTGATAACGAGACCGCCTAGTGCGGGACAAGTATCTTCATGCCTACAGAATCGGCAATACTGAGTCGGGGTGCATTCCTCTAACTCCGGCGTGCCGGACTCCCATTTCGGTCTGACTTCTTCGCCAGCCTTGATGACTCGGCTAAGGTCTTCAACCAGAGTAGGCAGGTCACCTCGCGTGAACGTGTGGTGCAGCGTCGCATTGTGCTGCGGAACGTAGAACGCGAATACGATCTCCTTGATGTCGGGATACTTCTGGAACGCTCCGGTCGTGTATGCCTTCGCTTGCCAGTTCTTTTCCGGCGGGTCGATGATACTGATTCCGGTTTTGTAATCAGACATGACGGCTCGTTTTCCTCCTTTGAGGATCAAGAATCGGTCACAGGTTCCCCATGTCTCAGTGCCGTCTAGGGCAACCTCAACTTGGATCTCGTTAAGCTCTTCCTCGATCTCGTCGAAGTTGCCCATGAAGTCCTGCTCCATCTTAACGATCTGCTCATAGATAGCGAGTTCTTCTTCGTTATGGAGAGCGGAGGGGTCGAAGACTTCAAGAGCCTCATGGATTCTCGTCCCCATCTCAGCGGCGGGTGACGTGCCGTCTCGGCCTTGGTAGCCAGCACAAGCGGCTACATACTTCAGGCTCGACGGAGAGAACTCTGCGTGTCCTCTGCTTTGGTGGTCTGGTTGGTTACTCATACACATCAAATATTTTCATGTTTAACTTTCATCATGTTGTCAGCTAAAGTCCACGCAAGATCGACTAGCTCGTTTTGATCACAATAATTTTCAAGATCCTTAAAGTGAATTTGAGCCAGAAGACCATTTAAAGCCTGACCAGCATAATAATCAAACATTTTCATGTCTTCCATATAATCAATATTGGAAATGAAATCAAAGTCTCTCTTTTTTCCTTTAGTGTTTGGTTTAGTGTTTTGTTTAGTGTTTTGTCTAGTATTCATAATGTTACTTTTTTCTACGTTTTGTTTTCTTAGTTTGCCTTCCTTTAGCGTGTTTAGACACGCAAAACAGGGAAAGCTCAGATCTGCTAGGAATAGGGGTAAAATCTTTTACTTTATATTCTTTTCCGGCTGCTGCTTTTTTAATCATTCCTTTCATATTTTATTTTGGTTAGTGGTTCGGGGTGAGAGTCACACTGCCCCGTCAGCGAAGTCTTAATTGCCGGACTCTCTCGGCAAAATTTTATTTCAGTGGCACGACGATATAATCATGGTGACCTTTATAGGAACTTGCATACTCCACACATTCTCTGAGATTGCCAGAGAAGTCGATATATGACGAATCGATAACGTGGTAATCTGTGGTCGGTAGGATTACGTTCCTCGGGTTACGAACTAAGTGCGTCGATGAAATCCGCCAGCCGTCCGCAGAGTTGTTGACTACAGAGGTGAAAACGCGCATATCCGACGGATGGTCGTCATCGTTAAAACTCCTCATCATTTTCTCCAACTGCCACTTAGACAGGAGGACGGACGCGCTGATCTGTTCAGGTTCTTCTTTAGGCTCTTCCGAAATAGGTTCAGGTAGATCCGGTGAGGTAGAGCTAAACAACACTGCGGCTATGGGAGAGACGCATAGTGCCAATATGAATAATTTTTTCATAATTCTAGTTCGTTGGTTTAATTTCTTGAGCAACGCTCTTCAAGATATTTCGGATAATAGACCTGATCTCAGGATCAGTTTTTATTTTCTGGTCTACCGATTTAACAGCGTGAATGATACTACTATGCGAGACGTATCCGAAATAGTCCGCGAGGATCTGATACTGGATTCCGTAGTTTACCCGAAGCAGCCCCGCCGCGACTGATCGGGGCGTAGAGTATCGGAAGGCTCTGGATTTTTTGAAGAGGTCTTCCTCGTCTACCGAGAACTCATCGGCGACGAGTGAGCAGACTTTTTCGATGATGTCTCGCTTGTATTTGGTGAGACCTTTAATTTTGTTTTCTGTATTCATTTAATTACTTGATTGATGGTGCAGTGACTGGCGAATCTTGAGATTATTTC